CAACGAATCTTTTGGTTACAAGGGGGCATCGCAAGATGTCTCCGGAGGGGGCATTTCCAGCCCCCTTTCTGGGGCGAGTGAATCCCACTCCCCCACCCCGGCCAACTCCCTAGGAAGGTCTCCTCTGGCAACAAGAGGCTCTAGGTCGAGAAAGCCGAAGTCAAGCATTGATACGATCCGTCCAAGTGACTATGAACGTATTGAAACACCTTACTGGGTTCAGGGTGTTCGAAAGTGGAGCGACGCTTGCGTCTTCTCCTCTGGGCCAATGCGAATCCAAAAACACCACCCAACACTACATGCCATGCGTCTCGTGGCTGAAGCGCGGGTGCTCCAAATATTCTTGAATAAGAGCACCCGTGAGTTTGTGGAGGTGAGTCCAGGTAGTGGCGCTATGCGTCGTGTCACTTCCTTCATGCAATGGGAAAAACGCGTGAAAAATGGGACTCTTCGAACTTCTAAGGGGGAGCTACCTGCCCCTGAGCCACTGTATATAGTTTATCAGGCTAACAAAAGTGCTTATGACGAGAAGCACATTAAGAAGATGTCCAAAAGGGTCAATCCTACGATCATTGACTCGTGTACAGATATACCCCGTGGTCGTCACCACTTTATTTATATGGGTAATGTAGCATATTATTTAAAGGAGGCGGAGTGGGCTCATCTCTTAACCGAGGGAGTCCAATTGTTTGTATATACTGTAAAGGCCATGATTCCGAAAGGGAATTTCGATGGCATGACCTGGGAAACCCATGATGGCCAAGTCGTTTTTAAAATGGACGACGGCGACATGTGGCAGCATTACCAGGACTGGCGCGAGCGCTTAACTGGTGTTCATATTATGCCCTTGTGGACAATGGACACCGCAGGCTTGCGTCATACTGTAGAGTGTATAATAAAACAAAAGAATCAACCAGTGCGATTCGTAGCTTACCCTACAAACGACTCCGGTTTTATTGACGTAGGCACCTACCTACGCAAGACGCAAAGGGGCCCAACCCCCTCAACATTCTGCTGCGCCACCACGGACCAGCCAACCAACATAATATTACCTCAGATGCCCAACAGGCAAGGTTTGGAGGACGAGAAACAAGCTGAGAGAGATAGCGCATCACTCGATGATTTGTTTTGCAAAACCCCAACGTCACTAGACGCCCTATTCAACGCAGCAGCCCCCCCTGATGTGGCCAATCCAAGTCCGGTAAATATACCCGGTGCTGTTGGCGAGCCTTCTTCGCCAAGGCTGACGTCCAGTGATGGCTCAATCCCACCATCCACCCTTCCAGCTCCTTTATCATCTCCACTGGGGCCAACAGCTCGGGAGGTGGAGGCTGAGATGGCTGATAATCTCCGTCACGCCGAAAGATTCCAAACCCTGCTATTCTGGTTTTATCGGTTTCTACTGCTTGCGTGGGGTTCCATCATTCTGAGGTGGTTCATGCCCCACGTCACATCCACACAAATCACTTTAATATACACAGTATCAACAGTCGTGGCTAGACTGTCGCGCGATTTTGATAGTGTCATAGCCTTCATCTCCTCTCGCAGAGTGCGCAACTTCTTCTACAACATATGGACCACTCCAGGTCGCGCTCAAGACTATGTCCCAGTAAGCAAGTTGTGGCAATCTTTCTTGCACTACGTCAACCCCAACTACGCCGCCTTTTGGAAATGGCAGCGAAGGGCACGCAGCAAGCTCGATTTCTTTGCGAGCGAGCGTAAAGACACCAAGCTCCTAAACAGGCTTGCGGGCGGCGATGAGAAGTTGCGTGGTGCTGTCATAAACAGCCTTCTCTCAACCCGCGATGCGAGCAAGATAGAGATGCAACTCGCCAATATAGCTCGCGCCAATGATGTGGATGCTCTAACCGTGTCTCGAATTGCCCAAGATGCTCGATCAGCCATCGAGGAGACACGCCGCAGGGCACGTACTTTCGAGTCGCAGCCCAGCTTGGTGAATGCCCCAATTCTGGCCATTTTTGCCTTCGTCTTAGTCACTATGTCCATTTACTTCTTCCCACCCACGAGTCGTCTTGACTGGACTGCCTCCATGCTCCTGAACAGGAAACGGGCTGTTGCCGCGCGCATCTCAGTTGAGTATGGATTGACACACTTTGTGTCTATCAGCAAGATGGTGGACGTGTACACTATAGTGATGGGCATATACTATGTAACGGGCCTGGCTTTCGAGAATATGCTATCCGCTCAATCTCCGCTTGGTGCTTTAGTCAATATCATTCTCGACACCACAGTGCGCCAGACATTCCACCCGGTGTACTTGATTCACTTCGTTTTCTCTTTGTCATTCTTTTCCAAGCGCCCTCTGCTGGCGTTAGTAGCCCATTACACGGTCAATGTGTTTCTAGCTAATTCTCTAGTGCCCACTTTGAACTGGGCGCCAGGGGTTTTTTGGCTGGCCACTATATCCTACCAAATCTGCAAAGGGGTAGATACTGGCACCCCCCTAGACGACTTGAGAAATCCAAGCTGCAAACCGGGATACGGCAATTACCCAGTTTGCGCGGGGCACAGAAAGCGAGTTGTGCGGCCCGGTAGTAAGGTCACACCCCCCTATGGTAAGTGTTCAGCTCATGGTTTGTCTTTCAGAGTTGCGGGGCCCAGGTGTAAACAAGCCACTGTTTACTCTTTCAAAGGCTGCACATGCAACGCAACTGGTGCTCTATTGGGGCGTATGGCGGGTATCCCTAAGAGGTATAAAGACAACCCAGAGTGGTTGATTGCCCGCTCCGACCCGATAACAACCTACTTCGAGAAATTGGCAGACTCAATGGACGTTAGAATGAGACAAGGCGTTCCTCCTTTCTTCAGCAGGAAGCCAGTTCGCCTCACCCATGAGCAGTGGGCAAAACGTTATACTAGTGAGACAGCAGCCAACATGCGACAAAGTTGGCTAAATGGTGGGGCCTCCGTCACATATTCTAGTTTTGTGAAAGCCGAGAAAAGCACACTAATGGACGACGGCACCACTTTGTGCGATGAATCACTCTGGACTCTTGACGAGGGAATATTGCAATGTTCGTCCCCCGACTTGCCAGACCCAAGAGGCATTTCTGTACCCGCTGAGGCTGTTAGGTACAATCTTGGACCCGATGCTGACTACTATAACAAACTTCTCATGTCCAGGTTTTCTGGCCAAGTGTTGTATGTCTGCGGCCTCAATTCCAATGATTTGGCCGACTGGGTCAACTGGGTCAAGAGCACCCACGATTGGGGAATAGCCGTCATGGGTGATGACGTGTTGATACTAACCTGTGAGGACGGTGTGTGGCGTGCTACGTCACTTGATATATCACGCTTCGACATGCACATTCGCGAGTGCCATCTGGTCTTCAGCTACAATCTCATGCGCATGGCTGGTCTTGGCAGACTCGCCCACGCGCTCCAGGAAATGGGGTTGCGGCGCAAATACGTCATCCGGGCTGTACTGCAATCAGGCAAGGCAAACATCCGCGGTACTAGGGCCTCGGGGGACCCCGACACCATATCCAGCAATTCAGTTATCACCATAGTGCTGGCTTGGCACGCCCTACTCAATGGCTTGGACGTTCGCAAAGTCTTCTTTGACGCCGGATTTGTCACAACTGGCACAACATCAGACTTTAACAGCCCCAAATGGGATTTCCTTCAAAAACTCTTCTACCCTTGCGAGATAGACGGAGCCCCAGCCTTGCTACCTGCACCCAAAGTTGGGCGTTTTGCTAGTCGGGCTTTTTGGACCCGGGGTAGCACCGACCACAAAAGCCTTGCATATGCGAAAGGGGTTTGCTTAGGTTTGGAAAAGGATTTTCAACACGTTCCAATCGCTTCTGCTATCATACGTCGCGTTCTGGAACTCTCCAGGGACGTCAACCCCGAGTTTGACAAAAATGAGCTTCGCGAGCTCGAGTTCAAGGGCCACGCTGAGCGGCCTGCCACAATGACCACTTCCACAATCCTATTCTTTTGCGAAAGATACGGCATAACCCCCGCGGAAGTGGTCTCAATCGAAGATCATATCTCTCAATGGGATTGGGGACAGTTCTTGGATGACTGTGAGGAGGATGCATGGCGCAAAATCCTCACTGTTGACCTCGCCTGACTATCCTTAGGGGCCCGGGTTTTGTTTTCACCCGATATTATCGAAGAAAACCTCTTTATGGCCTCCAAGCCACAAACAACCGTCGCTAAACGCAACAATGCCAACAAGAATGCTCAGGACAAGAAGAAGAAACAACTCAGAGTCGTTGTCACAAATCCAAAACCAGCACGTCTTGCCAATCTCCCCGCACAAGTCCGACTGCAACAGTCAGGTGCCATGCTCGACGCCATCTGGTATGCACACTCACTTATTGACCCAGGTGGAGTCGAGCTTGCCAGTGCACCATCACTCGTCGCTCGTAGAGGCCAACCTATGCGCCAAGTGCTCGAAGGGGATATAGCTAGCAGCCAGATCCCTTTTGGTGGCACAAACCAGTTCTATGGTGAAGTCCAAAGTGACGTCAATAACACTCTGCTCCTAACCACCCCATCATCCGGTTGGGAGTCAAACAACACCACCAGCTACAACGGCTCCATGACCCTACCTGCCAACGCTAATGGGGCATCCATGTCGGGCGGCTACATGTTTTCGGACAATAGCAGCAATATCATGGTCTCGGGTCGGGCTCTTGAAAGTGGGGCAACCGCCACGCGGGATTGCTTTCCTTTTGTTGTCACAACCAACGGCAACTGGCAAATTACCATCACCCAAAACATGGCCATCGCTGAACCCGTCAAGTATGACATTCTCTCCACTTCCGACGGCCAAAATTGGACCACGACTAACCTTTTGGTCTTGGCCGGCTCCATCTCTGCAACGTCAGGCACCTTCGTGCTGCCCGCTAGCACAGCCGCCATCTCTTTTCAGGCCACTTGCATTTCAAACGGTGACGCCGAGTACATCCAGGCCACCTTCCGTATGAACAACCAAGCCGCCTCAGGCTCTCAACGCTTGACGAGTCCCAAAGAACGTCACAGCCCAAGAGCTTTCAAATGTCTCCAACATTTCTGGGCTACTTTCCTACCGTATCACAGCCCAGGACGTGCTCGCCACCTGTCAGGCCTCTGACCTGAACAATGGCGGCAAGATCGCGTCTGCTAGGGTTGGTAAGAATTGGAGCAGCAAGGCTTCCAATGCCTATGCCGACATTGCCATCATCCCCTACGACAAAATGGACGGTCCATTCAAGGATGGGACTCACGTCCACTGGCTCCCAGGCTCCGTCGACGATCTAGAGCCTATCAACTCTCTCAGCGAAGCCGATAGTTTTGGTAGCTCTAAATTGGTCTTCGGGGGCACCTGTGACACGCCAGGCGCATCTATGTGCATACGCTGCACCACCAATCTGGAATTTTACTCATTGGCCCCGCAATATGGCAATATGCCATTCTCTAAGCCCATGGGTTACACCAGTGAGGTTCTGTATATATTAGCCACTCAAGTCCCCGCAGCCACCTCCAACAAGTCCCACATTTTACGTAAATTGGGCGACACTGTCCGATCCCACCTTCCAACTGCTATACAGTGGGTGAAGGACAACCCCGAATACCTAGTCAAATTCGGGTCTATGCTAGCAGCGTTGCTGTAAAACGCTGCAGTCTCCCCCCAGTACAAGCCACCTTTCCACCGGGTGTCTTTTGTGGGGGAAGCCGTATGAGTGCCATAAATCTCATCGAGGTGGAGTCCCTAGAGGAACATTGTGC